CGAACACAGCTTGCCTGCCAATGCGCAGTGAAATTTTCAACACAGGAGTCGCTGCTGGTGCATCTACTTTGAAGTGGGTATGTTGCTCACTAGTGAATGAGGGCAGCCCTGAGTTAGCCCCATCATTCATACAATTTCGAGCCGACAATGGGATAAACTTTGCACCCATTGGTGGCAGTCCTACGCCGATACTGAGCATTCAGCCCAAGACCACCTTCTTAGGACAAACCAATCGCGTTCACGTTTTGCTCGACAAACTGGGAATAGCGGCCCTCGGTGGAAACAACATCTATTACCAGTTGGTGTATAATGGCACGTTGACCGGAGCAAGTTTTCAATCAGTTGACCCGAATTCGTGTGTGAACGTTGATACTTCTGCTACATCTATTGCAGGAGGAACCATCGTTCTAACTGGATATGCAACAAGCTTATCCCAGATGCTTGAGGAAGGAGTTCTGGATAGAATTGTTCTGCCCTTCACACTTGATTATAATGGGGCCAACCCAGACACTTGGACGTTAGTATGTCAGGCCACGTCGGCCAACACGAACGCAACGTGTACGGCTACCCTTACTTCTGCTTTGTGGAACGCAGTAGCGATTGAAATGAAGGGGGCTATACCAGTCAACGGTGCGCACAATGCCGAGTCGGCAGGTGCCACTACTTTGTCTGTGACATATGCTCCAACAGCAGGAAACACAGCCATCGTGATGTTCAACAGCGGGGCTGTGACAGGCTTAGTCGTAAAAGATAACCTTGGCAATACGTTATTCGCTGGCCCTGCGAGTGGCACACTGGCATCTTTTTACCAGTCCCCAGTTCCTGCAGGGGTTACATCCTACATTGCAACATGGGTGACTGCTCGACAAGCAAGTATCGCAGTAGAGGAATATTCTGGCGTTACAGGGGGCAGCGCATCGTTACCCGGAAACACAGCGTCTGCTACTAGTGCGACGGCATCTATCACAACGGCTATGGATAGCCCTACAGCCACATTGATTGTAGGCTTCGGCAGTACGAACGTCCTCACTGGAACTGTAGGAAATGTCCGACAATCGGTCGCAAGCGGTTCTACAGCTTTGCTAGTCCTGATGGACAACAAGGTTGCCGCAGGACAGAGCAATGTCAGTGGCAAGATTAGCTGTATTGAACTTCGATAGGAGCACTATGTTTGTCATTCAAAGCGGCAATTGTTTTCTAACTGGGAATCCCTTTTCAGATACTGGGGTTCCCGACCTATCAAACGACCAAGCGCAGGCCCGCGTGTTTGATACGCAGGATGAGGCCCAGAGTCTGTTGCCGAGTTTGGCACCGTACGCGGCGGGTGCAGCTTTTTACATCCAAGGCAGCGCCTCAAAAACGGTGCGGGTAACCCGCATTGTGGTCACGTACATTTCAACCTCCACAACCGTTGCCTATCACGAAACCAAAGTGCAGAAATACAGCGCACTCAGCGGCGGCACGATTGTGGCGGACAACAATTGGGCCAAGCTGGATTCGGCGGACGGAAATCCTTCAGCAGTTGTATCGCACGTAACCGCTGTGAACACGACACAAACGGCTGTGGGCGGCCCACATGCCAACGAAAAGGGTTTGGCGCAATCAAGCACGGCGGCGGCGGCCAGTGTTGTGCAAAGACACGAGTTTCTGTTTGGCGATAAAAACGCCAAGGCCGGTATGTTGCACGGCACATCAGAATTTTTGGGCGTGGTTTTCGATGCGGCAACTTGCGCTTACGATTATTGCATCGAATGGACCGAGGAATAAATGGCGGAATACGTTACAACCAAGATTACCGGGCTGGCGGAATTGCAGACCAACTTGGAGGCGCTGCCCGAAAAGATGGCGCGAACAGGTTTGAAAAACGCATTACGCGCCGGGGCCGCCTATGTTCGAAGCATGATGGTTGCCAACGCCCCGAAAGAAACCGGATTCATGGCTGAGCACTTTGATGTAAAACTGCGAATGCGAGGCGACGCGCTGGCGGGAAGCGCCTTTATCGGCCCCAATTCTAAGGCGTTGTATCCGGGCCGCAAATCCAATTGGGCCAGCCGCACGGCCCGGCTTGTGGCCGGTTGGTTGGAATTTGGAACCAAGGATCGCCCCAAGAATCCGTTTATGACGCAAGCTTGGGAAGGCAGCAAGGAAGGGGCGTTGGCGGAAATCATTGATGATTTACGCGAAACGCTTGGAAAGCTTTAAGCAATGAGCCGTAACAGCCGTGTGGCATTGTGAGGGAGTGTGCCCTGTGTTTGTTGAATCGTTGCAAAACTATTTGGCGAATGACCCCGGCGTAATCAGCGTGCTTGGCACGCCCAGCACGCGCGGCGATAGTACCACGGGTATTTTCCCGACGGCGGCGATTGGTTCGCCAAATGCGCCGTACCTTGTGATGAGCCAAGTAAGCGGCTCGCCGCAAACGGTTAACATGCAAGGCTCGGACAATTTGATAAACGAGCGCTGGCGGTTTTCGTGCATGGGCAGCGATTACAAGCAGGCCAAGACGCTGGCCAAATATGTCAGCTTGGCGCTGTATTCACTTTTTGGGCCGCAACCCGTTGGGAAAAATTACGGCCAAGGTAGTTGGAAACGCTCTGAGGTTGATACCGCGGAGCCAATCACGCACGGCGTTATTTTCACCACGCACGTTGACTTTGAATTTCTGTATCAGGACAACGACGTGACTTAAAAGGCTTTTGTTGGACCAGAAATACCGGCAACAAAAGGCCGCGCAAGCGGCTTAGTAAATCGAAACACAAAGGAGCAATACCATGCCATACAACGGTTCACAAGCATTTGCAGCTCGTGGAACGCAATTGCTATTTTCCACGAATCCGCCCTCCATTGCTTACATCCCGGCAGCGGAAATCAAAACCATCGCGTTCAGCGGCTCCAAGTATGATTTGGCAGACGTTACGAACATGGAATCAAGCAACTTCCGCGAATGGCTGCCCACGTTGGCAGATTCCGGCGAATTGACGCTGGCCGGGAACATGATTCCGAACGATGCAACAGAAGAAGATCTGATCGGATTCTTCAACACGGCCACACTGGTAACGTATCAAGTGGTGCTTCCTGCCCAGCCTTTGACTGGGTTTAACGTATCGCTTGGCACTTTCCAGTTCAAGGCGTACGTTTCCAGTATCGACCGCAACTTGCCGGTTGATAAGGAAGCAACGATCAGCATCAAGCTGAAGATTACCGGCGCGATTTCCTACACGCCCGGCTCGTAACACGCGGCTGGTATTGTGTAAGGGCTGGGCAGAAATGGCCAGCCCTTGCGGGGCCAATCATGTGTTACCTGTCGTGTGCCCGGCTAGTGGTGCGCGACCATAGGAGCCAGTTATGCCGGTATCGAAATTGCGTCAACGTATTACCCCGTCTGTGCCTTTCCTTTTACGTGTGAAAGACGCCAACGGCGACGTGTTTGAAAACAGCTTCCAAATCGCGTACGATTGGAACGCCTTGTGCTTGCTTGAAAGCAAACTCCACATCAATGCACTGACACAGTTTGGTCTTTTGCTGACCGAACCGAACGCCACAACCATCGCCGTGTTGCTATGGGCGGGCGTACAGAAAAACCATCCTGATTACGCGGGCGATGACGGCTTGGAAGCGCTGGGGTCCAATTTGAATTTGGAAACTGGCAAGCTGGCTTTTGCCGCGTGTGCGGAAGCATTGGTTGCACAGTTGCCGGAAGAGCAACAGGCGCGAATCAAGGCGGCCAAGGACGCCAAGGCGACGACCCCGGCTGTTGACCCTTTAGCGACGGCCCCAGCCGTTTAGGCTGGCCAGAGCTGTGGGCAATCGCTAAGTACGATCTGGGGCTGCCAGAGGAAGAAATTGGCGGGCTGAATATGCTCGAATTTGACGCGCTGCTAAAGCGTGCGCGGATTCGGCAAAACTATGCCTTGCTTAACGCGGGCACTGTGGCAGCCATGATTTGGAACTGTGCGCCGGGCGACCCGGATCGTGAGCCGAAATCGCCGCTGGATTTCGTACCGGATTGGAAGCCAAAGCCGGTTGATTTAACGGAATTGACGCCGGAGCAACAGCGCAACTATTTGATAAGCCTTTTTCAGAAACGGACTATGAGGTAAAACGACGTGGCCAACTTACTTGGGCAATTGCTTGTTGAACTTGGTATCAACACCGCCGCCTTCAAAGAGGGCTTGGATAAAGCCACGTATCAAGCACAGGCGTTCGCCAAAGAAGTGTCCAATCAATTCTCCCAGATTGGGAACAGTGTTTCCGGGCTGGCCGCCAGCTTTACCGGGTTGGACCCTGCAATCGGCGGCGCAATAGCAAACATCAGCGGCGCACTTAAAGGTTTGGTTGGTTCCAGTGGCGGCCTTTTGGCGATTGGTACAACGCTGCCAGCGGCCTTTATTGCGGCTGGCGCGGCAGCGGACGGGCTTGCCGTCCATGCCGGGTTGGCCGCCGCCAAGGTTGGCGAATTGTCCAAGGCCACAGGCATAAGCGTGCCGCCGCTTTCAGTGCTGGGCGAGGTTGGCAACACGGTTGGAATCGGCATTGACCAAATGGGCAAGGCGCTGGAGCGCATGGACCGCTCCGCGGTTGCCGCCGCACAGGCCGGGCCGAAAGCAAGCAACGCTTACACAAACCTTGGTATTGCCGTTACCGACGCATCCGGAAAAATGCGGGCGGCAGATGACATCTTTAACGATGTGGCCAAGCGTTTTTCTGAAATGGAAGATGGCCCGCAAAAAAGCGCGGCGGCCATTAAGATTTTTGGCCGGGCGGGCGCGGAAATGATACCGTTGCTCGACCAAGGCGGCGCAAAGCTGGCTGCATTGGAAGGGCATTTCAAAGCGCTGGGTGCGACCATTGATGAATCTGTAGCTGCCAGCGGCGAGGAATTGAAAACAAATATGTCGCTGATGCAGGCGGCATTTACCGGCATCGAAAACGAATTGGCCAAGCAACTGGTACCGGCACTTAACGAGGTTGCCACTGAATTTATTTCTTTCTTTGAAGAAAACCACGACGCCGTTGTGGGCTGGGTTGAAGGTTTTGCCGATGCTGGCAAGATTGTGCTCAACATTTTCCAAGGGCTTGTTACCACGGTTAAGGTTGTGGAGGATGCTTTCGCCGGGCTTATCGGCGTGTTGCAAGGCACGTTTGAGGGTTTGGGCAACGCCAGTTACGATGCTTTGCACGGAAAGTTTAGCGCCGCGTGGCAGGATGTGAAAAAGGGCGGCGCGGATGCCGCCAACGCCGCAAAGGCAAGCTGGACCGACGCGGCCAAGGATATTTCTGACGGCGTTGTGAATATTGGCAAGGTTTGGGACGCCACACAATCAAAAATTGAAAAGGGACCCAAGCACAGCAACGCGCCGGAATTGAAAGCGCCCGACATTACGTGGATTGATAAGATGGTTCAGGCGGCAGAACGCGCCGAAGCCAAGCAAATGGATTTGGCACAAGCCATTGGGCTGGCCAGCCATGCCACGATTGAAGCCACGGCCACGGCGCAAAGCAACGAAGAAATACAAAAGATTTGGGACGAAGCTGTTGATAAGGGCATCGAAAACACGCGCGAATTTACCAAGGCGTGGCAAACCGCCGTGCCCGCGATTCAGGAAGCCAACGAATGGATGGAAACGTTCAAGACGGTTGTTGCGGACCAAAAAGCGTTGGATTCTTTCAACGAAAAAATGAAGCAGCAAATCGCCGCCATGCAAGAGGAGGCAGTGGCCACGGACAAGGTTTCGGCAGCACAGGCCAAGATTAACGCCTCGCTTATTCCGCTTACCGATAAGATAAGCGAATTGAAGCTCCAGTATGACTTAATGGTTGCCAGTACCGGGGCCACTTCCGAGAAATCGCTGGCGTTGAAAGTGGCACTGGATCAAGTTGATGCCACACTTACGCAAGCCCAGCTTAATGTTAAAGCGCTGAACGACGCGCTGGCGGATAAGGCCGCCACGGATTACAAAAACAAGCTGGCGGAATACGCGGCAGAGCTGGCCGGGCCGGTATCCGCATCCCAACAAAAGATTATCGCGCAAGCACAGGCCATGAAGCTACAGTACGGCCTTACAAACCAACAAGTGGAAGCGCTGATGGCTACGCTGAAGCAGTTGCCCGCTGCCGCCGCGCTGGCCGGTATCGAAAAGAAGAACGGATTTGATCCAGAGCTTGTGGCGCAAATGGCCGATGAGGTTGCACTGCTGAAAAAGCAATGGGACGCTGGCGCGATTAGCGAGCAGGTTTATGACAAATCGTTGGCGGATATTCACGCCCAGCAAGCGGATTTGGCCGCGCAATCGGGCGGCTTTGTTGACGGCATAAAGGCCGGGTTTGCTGATATGGCAGCCAAAGCGCAATCGGATGGCGAGATAATCAAAACTGTAATGGGGCAAGCCTTTACTGGTATTGAGGATAACCTCGCAAAAATGATTGCCACGGGCAAGGCCGATTGGCAAAGCTTGATTACCTCGATGGAAGAGGCGCTGATTAAATCGCAGCTTCAGAAATTGATAAGCGGCCTGATCGGTGGCCTTGAAAACGCATTCGGCGGCGGCGGCGGATTCGGCAGCGGCTTTATGAGCGCATTCGGCGGCGGCAAAGAACGCGGCGGCGATGTTACGCCCGGCAAGTGGTACGTGGTTGGCGAAAAGCGCCCCGAGGTTTTTGTGCCGCATACCACAGGTACTATTCTGCCAAGCGCGGCGGCTGGCGCTATGCAAGGCGGTGACACGCACGTGTCAATGTATGTGCAAACCAGCGATGCGAACAGCTTTGCAAAATCCAGCGGCCAAATGATACGCGATATGACGCGTAACGTTAGCATTTCAACGGCACGCAACAGGGGAGCATACTAATGGCTTTCATTGAAGCAGAATTTCCACGACAGTTTTCCTTGCTGGCGGTTGGCGGCCCCGGCTATAGCACAACTGTGAACAGCGGGTTCAGTGGCTTTGAGCAGCGCAACCAGAATTGGACCGAATCGCGCGGCGATTGGGACATTGTATTCGTTGGCCAGAAACAGGATTTTTACGACATTCTTCAGGCTTTCTTTCACGCGGTACGCGGCAAAGCAAACGGTTTTCGTTTATTCTGGCCCGGCGATTACCAAGCAACCGGCCAATTTATCGCGGATGGCGACGGAACTACTGTGGCGTTTCAGTTGCAAAAAACCTATGCCTTTGCAGCCTCGCCGGGCAACGCGATTGTGCGCCCGATACAGAAACCGATCATGAACACAGTTGTGGATTACACAGGCGCGGCGCTGCCCAACACTGTGCAGGTTTACATCACGCGCAACGGGGTAACGCACCCCATGCCCGCGTTGGGGCTTACTGTAACTGTGGACGCGACAACTGGTATTATCACTTTCAACAATCCGCCAAACAGTGCGGCGGAAAACGGCGGCATGGGCCACTTGCCTGACATTATCACGGCGGATTTCCAATTTGACTGGCCCGTCCGCTTGGATGTTGATATGCTTTCTCCGAAACTGATTACGCCTCGCAACAACACGCAAGGCGTTTTGTACACCATTGACGGCCTGAAACTGAAGGAAGTTCGCATTGCGCTTGGCGCAAGCGCGGGGTAAATTATGGCACGACTGGCTTTATCTGTTGGACTTGGCATTGTTGGCGGCTTGCTGGCAGTTGCAACTGCTGGCGTTGCAACGCCCGCAATCTTTGGGTTGGGTTTTTCAATCGGCTCAGTTGTGGGCGGTATCGCGGGCTCCCTCTTGTTTCCGCCGGGCGGGGCTGTGGGGCCGCGCCTCAACGATCTACAAATTTCATCCAGTGCGCCGGGCAACCCCATACCGTTTGGTTTTGGCCAGTACCGCATTGGCGGTCAGATTATTTGGGCACAGGCGATACAAGAGCACAAGAAAAACCAGTCCGCCAAGGGTGGCCCCACTACCACAACGTACGATTACACTTGTACATTTGCGGTTTCTTTCGGATTCGGCCCCGGCCAGATTATGCAACTGTGGGGAGATTCAGATTGCATTTACGATACCACGGGCACGCAACAGGTTGGCACGCTACAAAATTCGCAAGGCGAAACGGTTTCGCTGAGCGTTACGCTTTACCCCGGCGACGAAAACCAAATGCCGGACCCGACCATTGTTTCGATTCAAGGGGCCAAGCAGACGCCCGCTTATCGCGGCCAGATTTTGGCTGTGTTTGACAATATGGATCTGAGCAATTTCGGAAACCGTATTCCCAATATGCGCGGCCTTGTGAATTACGGCGATGGCGCGGCCAACCACCCCGCTGTGGCGCTGGCTAGTTCTGACCAGTTTCCTTTGATTGATGAAATTAACCGCGTGTACTATGTGTTTTCAGCCAGCCGCGACCACGTTTCCAAATACAGCCTCGTGGATAATTCGGCCATCTTTTTGGACATGGTTTGCCCGTGGCCCACTGGCGCGATTGTAGACATCAACAGCCCTGTGGCAACAGTAAAGGGCGGCGTTGACCCTGACGGCTTTTTGTGGATTTTCATCATCAACGGCGATGGCGGCGGCAATTATCCGCTGTGCAAAGTAAACCCAAATACGATGCAGCTTATCCACGTGAACGTTTTGGCAGGCGGCTTGGACCATCCAGAGGCTTGCAGCGGTTGTTATTCGCCCGGCGACGGCAACACGTATATGTACGTTCACATGAGCGGCGGCTTTGATGGCTTGATTAAATGGTGCATGAACAACAACCAACAGGTTGGGCCTTTCTTGGGCTTCCAGTTGCACTTTCCAGAAACCTTGCCCCACGTTACTTTTGACGAAACAGAATACCCGGTCATTGATGGCGCTGCTGGCAACTGTTACTCGTATTTGGCCAGCTCCTTTTATGGTAAGTGGTACATTTGGAGCCAAGCGGGCTTCCCTGTGTTTGAAAAAGCGGGCGTAACTGGCGTGGGCGAAGGCATGGCTGTTGCCATGATTGCAAACCCGCAAAACAACACGCTTATTGTAACCACAGACACGGGCTGCATACACCTTATTGACGCCGTGGGCTGGACGATTCTTTCCACGTATGGCAACACGGATACAAGCAACACGTGGCCGGGCGCAAACCAGCCCGTGGTTGTTACGTACTTAATTAAAGACACGAATGGAAACGTCCAAGAGTGTACGGTTGGCGGGTTTACCGGCGCGTATCAACCGGGCATGTTTCCTGTGGGCACGCCCGGCCAGATTTGGAACCCCGATCTTAACGGCGTTACGCAAGATGGTTCCGTGCGCTGGACCAATCTTGGTGGCTTTCCTTTTGTTAACGGCACAAGCTCCGGCGGCAACTTTAACGCCAAGGCCGTCATGTGCGGCTTCAACGGGCACGTGCAAAACGGCATATTTTTTACGCAAGATTCTGGCGTATCAAGCAACTCCGGGCAATGCACAATGCGCCGCGCCGCTGATTTGGTGGCTGTTGACAATTTTGATTTCTTTACCAACTATGTTGGCACAGGGCCGCAAACCATCCTTGGAGCGTGGCAGTGGGACTCCATTTATGGCAGCATCATTTGTGGCGGCATCGCAAACGGAATGCCCGCTGCTATTGTGGAGCGTGCCTATGTGGCTCGCAACGGTTCGGCGGGCGTGGGCGTTGATGTTATCCTTGCCGATTTCGCCGGACGTATGGGGCTTACTGCCGCTGACTATGATTTCAGCGCTGTATCAGACCTTACATGCTTAGGGTACGTGATTACGAATCCACAAAGCGCCGCGCAATGTATTTCGCCATTGTGCCAAGCCTACCTTTTTGACTTGGTTGAAACGGATTTTGTAATTAAGGCCGTGAAACGCGGCCAGCCAAGTACGTGGACGATTCCAGAAAATGATCTAGGCTTGCAAGAGGATAAACGCAAGCTTCTGGAAACCATGAATGCATACACGGACACGCCCAAGGACGTGGTTATAACGTACGTGGACCCGGCACTGGATTACCAGCAAGGAACCCAGCGGCGAAAGCGCCACAAGAAAACGATCAAGTCGATCAACGAAACGATCATCAATCTGCCCTTTGTGTTTGGTCCCACGGATGCAATACAGCTTGCAGACAAGCTTATATGGCTGGCCGAATTGGAGCGGCAGACCTTTGATTTCAACGTGTGGAAATCGTTGTATATGCTGATGGACCCGACGGATGTAATTACGTTCAGTTATGAGGGGCTTCAGTTTATAGCACGTGTAATCAAAAATTCAATTGGCCAAAACTATGCTGTGGAAATTTCCGGCGTAAATCAGAATGCAACCGCGTACCTTTCCACAATTAGTGGCGTGGGGCAGCCCGGCTTTATCAAGGGCGGCGTTGCGGCATTCGGCCCAACCATTTTGTTTTTGCTGGATACCACGCTCATGCAAGACAAAGACCAATCGCCAATTGGGCAATCGGGCATTTACTTTGCCTTTGCCTCGCCCGTTGTGGGCAACCCCGGCGCTGTGCTTTACGAATCCAGCGATCAGCAGAATTGGGCGTCGGTTAGCATGGAAAGCGACCACATTGCTTACGGCTTTTCAACAAACGCGCTGGGCGTGCCAGCATCGCCGTGGTGCTGGGACCATGTGAATACCTTGACGCTTTTCTTTGCGGACACAGGCGTTACACTTTCCAGCATGAGCGACCTTAACATTTACAACGGGGCCAACGGCGTGCTTGTGGGTAAAGAATTGATACAGTTCAAAACCGCCGTGCATAACGCAAACGGCTCGTGGACGCTTTCCAATCTGTTGCGCGGGCGGCGCGGCACGGAGTGGGCGTGCGCCGGGCACGTGGTTTCTGAGGCTTGTTTCTTTCCGCAAGTGCAAGGCGGTTTGCACAGGCTGGCTATGAACGCCAACCTTATTGGCATTATCCAGTATTTCAAAGCCATCACGCTGGGCGGCGATTTGAACAGCGGCCCCAGCAATCCGCTTACGCTGGCAGGCAACGACGTGAAGCCTTACGCGCCTGTTGACGTGGCCGGTACCAAGGACGGCAGCGGTAATCTTGTGATACAGTGGCAACGGCGGACACGTATCGGGGCTGGGGCCAACATTGCGGGCACGTGGCCAATATCTGAAGAAACCGAATCGTACGACGTGGTTATCACAGATAGCTTGGGCGTGGTTAAGCGAACGTTTTCCAACATTACGCCCAACGCCGGGCCGAATTGGAGCAGCCCAGATTTCCCACACGTGGCTTACACGGCAGCGCAACAAACCACCGATTTTGGCGGCGTGCAAACCACGTATTACTTTCAGGTTTTCCAAAACAGTGCGCTTACGTTTACGGACGGAACGCACCGTGGATTTGAAACGCGATGTGTGCTGCCGTTGGCGTTAAGCGCCACAAGCCCGGCGGCAGAAACATTTATTTACCACTAAGGCCGTAACACGCCTGTGGCATAGTGAGGTACTATGGCAAACCAAACAGCAAACTTAGACGCGCCCTATATTTCACAGGCGCAAAGCCAACCAGAAGTGGTGGCCAACAGTTCGTTTGACGTGTTCGATGGCGCGTTGGGCAGCCTGTTGGTACAAGGCATGTCGGACGCCGATTACACGCTGAACACTGGCTCAACCCCGGATGAAGTGACCAATTACATGGCGTACAAGTTTACCGGGACGATTTCCGCGGATCGGAACATTATCATTCCTCTTGACCCGCTTTCCAGTACGTTCAACAAAAAACTTTTTGCGGTTTGGAACAACGCCACATCGCCGTTTAATCTTACGTTGAAAACGGCCAGCGGTACCGGCGTGGCTGTGACCTACAGCGCCACGGCGGCGTACACGTTGCTTTACTGCGACGGTACCAATGTTGTGTCCGTGGGCGCGGGCGGCGGTTCAAGTACGCTTGCTGGGTTATCGGATGTGAGCATTTCCGGGCCAACCAATAACCAAGTTTTGACTTACAACAGCGGGGCCGGTAAATGGGAAAACGCCGCGCCGGGCAGTGGCAGCTCCTATACAGCAACGCGGGCGTGGGTTGCACAAGCAGGCGCAACCACATACTTGGATGGCATTGGCTTTGTTTTGGAAAAAGCGTCAAGCGGGGACGGGGCGTTTGCAAACAAGGCCCCAACATCCACCACACCCACAGCTTGGTCGCTGAATACCACAGCCACATCAACCTCGTGGAGTGAGTTTGTGGAAACAGGCACGCCGATTACAGCGGGCACCTTTTTATCGCTGCAAATTTTGGCGCGGTTGGAACAAACCACAACTTGCCGGATGTGGATCGGAATGGCCGCGGATGGCGGTACGGGGTCGATTTTCCAAAGCGACCAGCCCAGCGGCGAACCGCTGGTTATGTTCCGTTATTCGACGAATGCGAGCGACACAAATTTCCAGTGCATTTGCCAAAGTGGCACGGGCACAAACCATACAACTGTGGACAGCGGCGTGGCCGCGGACACAAATTACCACGTGTTTAAGATTACGCTCAGCGGCGGCGTTTACACATTCTGGATTGATGGAGTATCTGTGGCCACGATTAGCACGAATACTCCGCCAACAAGTACGCCGATGGGCACTATGGTTCATATCGACAACATTGCCACAAGCAATAACATGCTTGTTGATGTTGCTTACATGACGTGGAGCGGCACTCTGTAACACGCGCCGGGCATTATGCAATGCCACACTTTGTAATGTTAGGACAACCAACATGGCCGACAACGACAACATCCACGATGATATACGTGAAATCAACCGCACGCTAACCACTATGGCCACGTCCCTTGGGGCGAATGCCGCAACATTGGAGGCCATGAATAAGCGCCTTTTTGAACCGGGCGGTGTGATACCCGGCATGTGGGCAGAGATCAAAGAAGTAAAAAACGAGGCGGCGGATGCTTTAATCCATGCGCAAAAGGCCAACAAAAAGGTTGATACGCAACGCGCGTATGTAGCCGGAGCCAGCGCCGCCGGGTTGGCAGCGGGTGGACTTGTGAAACTGGCGCTGACAAAATTGGGCTTGCATTTTTAAGGCGCAATGAACAGCTTAACCTTTACCGTGTACGGCGTGCCGCAACCGCAAGGATCAATCAAGGCATTTATGCCCAAGGGTTGCACACGGCCAATTTTGACCAGCGATAACGCGAAGCTGAAACCGTGGCGGCAGCAAATTACTGGCACGGCGCTGGCGGCTGTGGAGCCACAAAAGTTTTGCAAAATAACGAGGCCTTTTGCTGTAGAATTACACCTTGCTTTCTTTTTCGATAAGCCAAAATCAGTGCGGGCCGCCGATAAAACGACCAAGCCTGATTTGGACAAGCTGGAACGCGGCGTGTGTGATGCCCTTACCGGCGTGGCTTATGATGATGATTCACAGGTAACGCGCGTGACGAAATCCAAGGATTTTGGCTCGCCCGCACGTACCGAAATTTTTGTAACAAACGCCGAACAGAGGGCCGTTAAACCAACGGGCGGCGGGCAGGGAAGCACAAGTGCTCTGTGATGTGCCGCTTTCCGTGGGGTTGTTATGAAACGCTTTGCCGCTGTTGTCCTTACCGTTTTGCTGTTTCTGTTACCAGCGCTGGCAGTCGGGCCTGTTATAGACAAGGCGCACAAAGCCAGCATTATAATCGCCCAGCATGTGCTTTCGTTGCCGGATGGCGATTGTTCCGCAACCGTGATTGGCCCGCAAGCCATACTTACGGCCACGCATTGCGAGGCAGCCTCTGACGATTTGTTTGTTGGCGGCTTGAAAAACCCTCTGAAGATTGTGGGCCGGATTCGTGATGATAACGACCATACAATCTTTTTAGTGGATGGTTTTCGCTTTGCCAATTTCGTGCCCGTGGCGTTAAAGGAT